AAACTTAACTAAGAAAAGCAAAGAGATTGTTCTAGGAAATAAAAAATATATTATGTGTTTTGACATGAATTCAATTAATTTATTTCAAGAATTATCGGGCATGGGTTTTTTAAATGCTATTCATCTGATTAATAAATATGATGATAAAGCATTACTGTATTTCATGGCTTCAAGTATTAGACCAAAAGATAATCCAGAAGTTCCAATAGGTGAAAAATTATTTGAATTTGATATTATTGGACTTTTATTAAGTCATACGTTAGATGTAATACAGTTAGTAAGTGCTTCCATGCCACAAGTAAGTAACAATAAAAAAAAAGTTCAACAAAAACAAAAAAGGAAAGTAAAGAAATAGATATAGATTGGCTTTATTATGTGTATACAACTATTTTAAATAGACAAGAACGAGAGTTTTGGAGCTCAACTTTAAGAAAAGTTATATCTCAAATAAATATTCATAATGATTTATATAAAAATCAAGGGAAAAATAGTGAAAATACATTTAAAGAAAATACGGAAGTATTAAAAGTTATATAAAAGTAGGTGTTAAAATGGCTAATGAGGAATTATTGGTTACGCTAGGAGTACAAGATAAAGGTGCCACAACACAGATTAGAGCTTTAAATAAAGAACTTAAGTCATTAGATACTCAATATAACTTAGCATCTAAAAGTAGCAAAGGATTTGATAATAACTTAGATAGTCTTAAAAAGAAATTAAGTTTATTAGAACAGAAAATGACTGTTCAAACATCAAAGCTAGAAGCATATAAAAAGCAAATGGAAACTGCTAGACAAGGTATTACTAAGAAAACACAAGAGTTGGAAAAACTTAAAGCTAGTGAAGATGAAAATACTGAATCAATACAAAAAGCAGAAAAGCAGTTAAATACATATAGAAATCAACTTAAGAATGCTGAAAATGGTGTAAAAGAAACTGAAGCACAGCTAGAATTGTTGACAGAAGAAATTAATAATACTAATAATGCTATCAATAACTTTGATACAAATAAAATGAAAAAAGAACTAGCTGAAGCAGGTGAAAAATTAGAAAATTTAGGTTCTAAGCTAGATAGTGCAGGCCAAAAGATAAATAGTGCTGGAAATGCTATGATAGGACTATCTGCTCCAATTGTAGCATTCGCAGGATATGCTACTAAGGTTAGTGTTGACTTTGAGTCAGCTATGTCTAATGTACAGGCAATTTCAGGTGCAACTGGTGATGATTTAAAGTTATTAGAAGAAAAAGCTAAAGAGATGGGGAAGTCAACTTCTAAAAGTGCTACTCAAGCAGCAGATGCTCTAGGGTATATGGCACTAGCTGGATGGGACACTCAAACTATGCTTACTGCATTAGAGCCAGTTTTAAGATTGAGTGAGGCTGGAAATCTAGATCTCGCAAGAACAAGTGATTTGGTTACGGATTCTATGTCTGCACTTGGACTAGAAGTTGGTTACTTAGATAAATACTTAGACCAAGTAGCAAAAACATCTACATTAACTAACACAAATATAGATTCCTTAATGGAAGCATTTATTGAAACAGGTGGTATGGCAAAGACATTAGGTATAAATACTAATGAACTATCAGCATCACTTGGTATTCTTGCAAATGCTGGATATAAAGGTAGCGAGAGTGGTCGAGCATTACAAACAGTATTAACTAGATTAGCAAAGCCACCAAAGGAAGCGGCTAACTCACTAGATGCTTTAGGAATATCTGTATTTGATAATGAAGGTAAATTCTTAGGATTAGAGAATGTTTTAGGTCAATTAAATAAGGCTTTTGGTGAACTTGATCAGGAACAACAAGCATTCCACGCTAAGAATATAGCTGGACAAAACTATTTATCACAATTTATAGAATTAGTTGGGCAAAGTGGTGGATCATTACAAGAGCTTTCAACAAAAATAGAAAATTCTAATGGTTCGCTTGATAAAATGGCACAAACTATGCAAGATAATGCAAAAGGTAATATTGAAAAGATGAAAAGTGCTTTAGAAGGATTAGGCATACAAGTAGGAGAAAAGTTACTTCCACATTTGAATGATTTAATAGAACACTTAACTGCATTAATAGAATGGTTTGGAAGTTTAGATGAAGATACTCAACAAGCTATAATAAGAATGGGTCTATTTGCAACAGCTACAGGTGGAGCATTAAAAGTTGTAGGTAGTTTCACAAGTGGAATAGGTAAAACTGTAGGTAGTATAGGTGAATTATCTAAAACATTAAGCTCATCAAAAAAATATACAACAATAATGACAAAAGGAATAGGTGGAGCTACAAAAGCATTAAGTTTATTAGGTAGTAATATACCATTAGTTGCAGGTGCTATTGGTGTATTAGGTGCTGGAATATATACATATAATGAATATCAAGATGCTATGAATACAAAAGTAACAACAGCATCAGAAGATTTAAGTTTCATGGAAAAAGCAATGTTAAGTCTTACTAGTGGTACTGCTAAGTCTAGAGCAGAGCTTGAAGAGTTAGGCTTAGTATATTCAGATTTTAATAGTAAAATATCAAGTGAGTTTCAGGAAAAAGTAAAATCTATGACAACAGATGTACATGAATTTGGTATGTCATTACATGAAATGAACTTAGATGGAGTATTTTCTGAATCTGAAGGTAAAGCTTTAATAGGTAGAGTTGATAGTGCATTAGAAGGTGCAAAAAATGCTATAGAATCTAAAAACAAAACATTACAAGATGGATTAAATTCAGCATTTTCTATTGATGGAACAATAGATGAAAATGAAGCTGCATTAACTGAATGGTGGAATAACAGGACTACAGAAGAACTTCAAAAATGTGAAAATCTTAGAAATGAAATAAATGATATAGAGAAAAAAGCATTTGCTGAAGGTAGAGCTTTAACTAGTGAAGAAATGACTGCTATTCAGGATAGATATAATAAAATAAAACAAATTGAATTGGAAGCACAAGCAAATAACTCTTATGAAATAGAATATGCTCAACAAGAGTTTTTAAATAGATTAAAAACACTAGATGCACAAGGTGCATCTGATCTTTTACAACAAAGATATCATCAATATGAAGAAGAAAGAATTGCTATTGAAACTAAATATGATACTTTAATAGCTCAATCTATGCAAGGATATGACAAGCTATCTAAAGAAGATAAGAAGTATGTAGATGAAACAATAGCAAGATTAGAAGAAAGTAAGAATCAACAGTTAGAAAAAAATCAACAGTACTGGGATAATTCATATAATGCTGCTATAAGTGGAAATGAGAACCTTGTTGGAGTAATTAATAAGTATAATGGTGAAATATTAGCAAATGGTGATAAAGTTTACTATGAAAGATTTATACAAGCGGAAAATCATTATAAGAACTTAAATAAAATAACTGAAGATGGTTATCATACAATGTATAATACTACTACTAAAACATGGGATAATTTATACGTTAATATAGATGAAAAGACTGGGCAAATTAAAGCATTATATGACCTTAATAGCAATAATATAGCTTCTATGAGTAAAGAGGATGCTAAGACTTTACAAAAGGAAGTTGCTAGCTGGCGAATGACACAAGATGGAGTTAATGTAGCTAATCTTGCTATAAGGAATGCTTATTTAGATACTAAAAATAATATAGTTGATGCAAGCGGAAAGATTATAGGTAAATTAGAAGAAGTTAAGGATAGCTCTGGGAGAGTTAAACAGGCTATATTAGATGTTAATGGCAATCCAATGAAGATTGGTGAAAATGCTGATGAAGTCATTAAAAAGCTACAAAATACAAAAAAAGAAGTTAAAGATTTAGATGGCAAAAAAGCTACAATCAATGTTAGTGATGGTGGAAGTATAAATAGTTTAGGACAAAGGTTAAGGAATTTATTTAGTGGTAAAGGGTTTGCTATAGGTACAAATTCTGCACCTGAAGGGATACATACTGTAAATGAAAAAGGATGGGAGTTAATAGATGCTCCACGAGGTACTAGAGCTTTAGCAATAGACTCATCATTTGAAGGAGATCATGCGTATCTCCCAAGAGGAACTAAAGTTAAAACTAACTTAGCATCAACTGAAATGATGATTAGTGAGATAAAGAGAGAAGTATCAAGGCAAATAAGTAGGATTGACTTTAACGCTAGTAATTATACAAGAAGTAATGCCTCAACTAATGAAAATAATAGCAGAAATAGTTCTAAAAATACAGTTAATTCAACAGATACATCTAAACTTGAAAATTTAATGATGACTATGATTAATATACTTACTGTACAAAATAATCTAATAAAAGATAATAAACAATCCTTAAATATTGATGGAAGAGAAGTTGCAAGAGCATTAGCACCATACTCAAATGAAATTGAAAAGTATAATACTAGAAATCCAAAATTCACATACTAGGAGGTGTTAAAATGGATAAATTTATTACAAATATAGTCTTTAATAACCTCAACTCTAGCAAAGATTTAGGACTAGCTATAACTGATATGGCAAATATACCGGTTGCAAATGAAACAATAGAAATGGTCAATGGATATATAATTAGAACAGGAGAATATCTTCCTATAGAATTGCCAATAACTTTTAGGAGTAAAAACTTAAAAAATATTATAGATTATCAAGAAGAAATCCTAGATTGGTTATATAATGTAAAAGATAATAAATTAATTCTTAGTTTTATGCCAAATAGATATTATATAGTAAAAAATGTTGTTGTTGATAATATAAGTAGAGATTTTGATAAATACAATACAATATCGGTTACATTTACTTTAGAACCATTTAAGTATGATATATACGATAAAACGATGATATTAACTAAATCTGAAAAAATATACTATATGGGAAATGCTAAAGGAAAACCTAAATTAAAAATATATGGAAGTGGAAATATAGAACTTACTATAAACTCTGAAACTATTCAAATCAAAAATATTGATGAATATGTTGAGTTAGATAGTAAGTTTTTATTATGTCTAAATAAAAATCAACAAAGTAAATCAAGAGATATGAGTGGTGGATTTCCAATATTAACAAAAGGAATTAATAATATAAGCTGGACTGGAAATGTAACTAAAATAGAGTTACTAAAAAGAACAGCATATTTATAGGTAATTAATATGTCAAATAAAGTAAGTACAAAAATATGTATATATGATAAAAATACTTTAAAAAGAGATGTGCTCTTTGGAAATGGAGATTATATTTTAGATAATATATGTATAAGTTGTGTTCCTTATGAGAATATAGATGGTACTTCAGAACTAGATGCTACATTCATTACTGATAGTGATGGACTTTATAAAAACATTAAAGAAGAATCTATTATAAAAGTATTATTAGATTATGATTATGAGATATACAGAATATCTAAAGTAACTAAATATCAAAATAGAATAGAAATATTTGCTAGACAAATAACTATATCTGAAACATTAGATATGTGGATTGAAGATATAAGACCCACGAATACAAGTGGATTAGCTGCTCTTACAGACTTGAAAAACAATTCTATCGGTAAAAAGGATATAGAAGTATTTTCTGATATAGATAATTCTTCTACTGCATATTATCAAAGAATGAGCGTGTATCAAGCTATACATGATTGTGATCAATCATTTTTAGATAGATGGGGTGGAGAAGTCTTAAGAAGAGGATATAATCTTACTATTAATAAAAAGATAGGGCAAGATAGAGGTGTAGAAATAAGGTCTAGAAAAAATTTAACTGGATTTGAAGCTAATACAGATATAGATAATGTAGTTACTAGAATAAGAGCAGTAGGTTACAATGGAATTTATGCTGGTAAATATGTTGATAGTAAATTAATTAATAATTATAGTTCTATAAAAACTAGAGAAATAAAGTATGATGATATAAGAGTTAAAGATGATAATAATGATGAAGGTTATGATACTTTAGCTGAAGCTCAAAAAGAATTGATAAGAAGAGCAGAACTTGAATTTACTGAAAAACATATAGATGAACTAAGAGCAGATTATAGAATTAACTTTATATATTTAGAGCAAACAGATGAATATAAAAATTATATTCAAGCAGAAAGAGTATATTTAGGTGATACAGTATCTGTATTTGAAGAAAAACATAATATAAATATTCATGTTAGGGTTATTGGTAGGAGATATAATGTATTAACTCAAAAAGTTATAGAAATTGAATTAAGTAATAATGATATATCTAAGAGATCTATAACAACAAGTGATATTTTATCAGAGTTGCAAAGTATTATATCTAATAGTAATAACAATAACTTACAAGATGTTATTCAATCTATGATCAATGCTGGAGTAAATGATAGTTATGTTATACCTCGTCAAAATGAAATTATAGTTGCAGATAAGAAAGATTTAAATGCTGCAAGAAATGTAATCAGATTAAATAAAAATGGATTAGGATTTTCTAAAACAGGATATGCTGGACCATATCAATATGGATTCACAATAGATGGAGTTATAAATGCAAGTTTAATTTCAACAGGTATATTAAGTGCTATATTAATTCAAAACAAAGATGGAAGTTTACAAATAGATCTTAGTGGCTCAAATGGTATTATAACTAAATATAAAGGTAAAAATGCAATAGAACTGTCCGGAACAGCTATGAAATTCTATAATTGGGATGGAGATGATGTTATTGGACAAGTTTATTCATCAAGACTGAACAGTAATGAAAATATTCCTGGAATAGTTTTAGCTAATAAAACTAACAGTTACTTATCTCTTGCATATGAAAAAAATAATTCTTTTTACAGTTATATGAGATTTGATAAAGACAATATAGATAATATTACATCTATTCCAATTACTATATTTGAAGAAACTGAATTTAAAGGTAGCCAGTTATGGTTTGGACATAATATAAACTCAATATATAACTCTGATAACAATAATTTTGTAATCAAACTTAAAAATAAATTTATTATAAGAGAAACGGACTCTGTTAATAATAGGCTACTCCTTGATAAAAATGAATTAAATTTATATAATACAAAAACTAGTAATAGATATAGTTTAATATCAGAAGATGAAACATTTTTTGGTAGCAATGGTAGAAAATACTTCTCTTGCTCTCCAAATGGATTCTCATTCTGGAAAGGAAATAATTATATTTTATATACAACTACTGCGAATACAATTCAATCAGATTTAGGTTTACACATCAATGGAAACTTTACTGTAAATGGTAATAAAAACTGTGTTCAATCAACAGAAAAATATGGTGATGTTTTATATTATTCAGTTGAAGATTGTGAATCTTATCTAACAGATAGAAGTATGGAAGTATTTACAGTAGAAGAAACTAGTACAGGATCTTATGAAAGAGTAATTTTATTAGATAGTATCTTTAAAGAAAGTGTCAACTTAGATTTAAGTTATACTGTAGAAGTTATAAAGCAAGGCTGGGGAGATTATAGAATAAAAGAACAAACTAAAGATTATTTTATAGTTGAATCAGATAGAAAAGATTTCACTTTTAAATATGTTGTAACTGCTAAACGTAAAGGATATGAAGAAGAAAGAAATAAGACTTTTTATAAAGTTATAAAAAATGAGCAATAAATTCGATTTATTAACGGATTTGATTGCTCATTTTTATTTTGATAGAAAGGAGATGTGTATTTTTGATAAATTTTAAAAATTTTGCTCATGAGATAGATTTGGACCTATCAGATAATGAATTTATTCCTAAGATAAATATGAAGCAATATGACACTAAATCTCGTTTTATAAAAGCAAGACTATACAGCAAAGGTCAAGAGTTTGATATATCAGATAAAGATTTATCATTTAAAGCTATATTTAGAAAGCCTGACGATACAGAAGTTTTTATATCTTGTGAAGTTACAACTGGAAGTGAAAATTATATAACTATACCTATTGAAGCTAACACATTATCAGCAGTTGGAAATATAATAGTTGAACTTGTGATAATGCAAAATGGAGAAATATTTAGTTCTAAGTTTTTTTATATCAATTGTTTAGAGTCACTTCATGCTAATAAAGGTGCTATTGAATCAAATAGCGATTATAAAGGACTGTTAGAAAGTATTTTAAAAGTAGAGCAATTATTATTAGAACTAAAGAATTTAAACACTATTGTAATGTTACATCACGTTATAAATGTAAGTCAGGATAATAAGACAATATCTTTTTCTAGTTGGAATGAGTATGAAGCTAATAATGATATAGAAGTATATCTAAGTGGTGTAAAACAAATAAAAGGAATAGATTTTACATTAAATTCTAGTGCTAAGACTATAACAACTATAGGCGATAAGACATTTAAAAATGGTGATCAAGTTCTATTATGTACATTTAGAAGAACTCGTAGTACAGAATATAATAATCCGACAATTGGAGCCAATAACGTAACTTTAACATCGAATATACTTGGAGCTAATAATGTTCAATCAGCACTTGGAAATATACTTGTAAAATTAAATGATTATTTATTAGTTAGTCAATATACTAATGAAGTTGGAAATATTAATCATTTAAGAACTAATGAAAAGATTATTGTAAATGCAATAAATGAGTTGAAAACAAGAATTGATAAATTAGATGGTGGAGGCGGGACAACTCTTACTACATATAAAAAATTAACGGAAACAACAATATTAACTCAACCAACAAAATCTATAGTTGTTCCTATTGATGACTACAATTCAATTGAAGATGAATTAAATGTATATATATCAGGTGCAAAAATGGTTGAAAATGTAGCATATACACTTAATAAACAACTGAAAACAATTACGTGTGTAGATGGAACATGGAATGAAAATATACAAATTTATTTTGAGGTAATAAAATTTAAATAGGCATAGGAGGATTAAAAATGGATGCAATTCAATTAATTAGAAAACAAGCAACACATGATAATACGGTTAATGAAGTAACAAATGCTAGAAATGATGGAGTCACTCAATATCCTAATCTAAAGGGCCGTTTAGATGCTATGGGAACAAGTATAACTAATATAGATAATAAGGTTACTGCAGCTATAGATGGACTTCAATGGAAGCCTTCTGTTGCTAATGAGGCAGCATTGAAAACAACATATCCTAATGCAAAAGAAGGTTGGACTGCATCTGTAAATGATACAAATGAAATATATAGATATGATGATGAAAGTGCTACATGGAAAAAAATAGCTGATTTCTCAACTATACCAGTTGCAACAACTTCACAAAATGGTTTAATGAGTTCAAAAGATAAGAGTAAGCTAGATGGTATAGATACATCAAAATTAATAAATACAACAGGTGGACAAACTATAAGTGGAAATTTAACTGTTATTGGTGGAGTTGTTGGTAATTCAAGTACTGCTACAAAGTTGCAAAATTCAAGAGCTATAACGCTTCAAGGCGATGCTACAGGTTCAGCTCAATTTGATGGTTCAGCAGATGCAGTAATTAATACATCACTTTCAAATGTTAAGAGATCAAATACTACTGCATCAGAAAGTCCTAATCACGGTGGAACCTTCACAACCATAGGTTCAATTACTACAGATGCAAAGGGTAGAGTTACCGGTGTTCAAACTAAGACTATAACTTTACCAAATGTAAATGCAACAGTTAATTTAACTATGGATATTAAGGAAGCTACTGTTTCAACTGCAACTGCAACTCAAGTACTTATAGGAGCAGAGATTCGTGCTACAGATATTGTAAGAGTATACCTAAGTGGTGTAAGACTTCATCCAACGAAGCATTACTCTTTAACAGTTGGAAATGCTCAAACAGCTAAAATAACACCTGCAAGTGGAGTACAATTCTTGCAAAATGATCACTTTACATTTGAGATATTAAGAGCAGCATTAGCTTAATAATGAAAAAGAGCAATCTTTATAAATAGATAAAGATTGCTCTTTTTTATATTAGAAAGGAGTAAAAAATGAATGGATATGAGTTGGTTAGAAAACAACCTCAACAAGATAGTGAAATAAGCAAAAGACTTCCTTTAACAGGCGGAACTGTAACAGGATTGACTTCATTCACAAAAGGCATACAATCTGGTACTTCAGTCAATTGGAATATACTTGAAAATGGCATTGCAACATTTAAAGGTGCTAATATTCATAATGACCTTGTAGTTAGCGGAACTTCAACTGGTAGAACTGGTGTTGGTGGAGCTGTAGCATGGGTTTTAAGCAATAATGGAGATGCAAAATTTAATGGAATTATTAGAGGAAAAGGCGATACTTTGCACCTAAATAGAGGAAAAATTCTACTTCCTCAAGGTGGAAATACTCAACGTGAGTGTGATTATATAAGGCTTGGCGAAATGTTCATGGCTGGATTAAGTAGTATACACTTTGTCACTACAGGTGGCGATAGAGGAGTCGTGTATGCTGGAAACTTTAATATGTCGTATCGTTCAAGCATTTCACGTTCTGCTAAAAAGATTAATAGTGTTTTTGATATATTAGATAGTATTGATGTTATCGAAGATGAAGATAGTTTCAAATTAATACAAAATAATAAAACTAAAAATATAAATAACTACAATAAATGTATTACTACATTAACAGATGAAAAATTGTATGAAGATGAAGTAAGCGTAAATATATTAAACACGCTTTCAGTTCTGTGGAAAGCTAATCAAGAATTAATAGAAGAAAATAATAAACTAAATGAAAGATTAAGCAAAATAGAAAATAAATTAGACAAAGTATTGGAGGGAAAATAATATGAGATTTACAATACACGCAGGGCATAATCCAGATGGGAAAACTGCTTGTGGAGCTATAGGATTAATAAAGGAATCAACAGAAAATAGAAATGTTAAAAATGAAGTCATAAGATTACTAAAAGAAGAAGGTCATACAGTATATGACTGTACAGTTGAAAATGGTACAAGTGTATCAGATATAGTAAATAAACAAGTATCAAAAATGAACTCTTATTCAGATATAGACTTACATATATCGATTCATTTTAACTCAGGAGCAAATGATAAGACTGGAAATGGCAAAAGTACAGGAGTAGAGGTATTAGTTTATAATACATCTGGACCTAAGTATGATACAGCTAAAAGAATATGCTCGAAAATAGAAGGTCTAGGATATAAAAATCGAGGGGTAAAAACTAGAACAAAATTAGGTGTATTAAAAAATAGTAAAGGACAATCACTGCTAGTAGAATGTTGCTTTGTTGATGATAAAGATGATATAGACTTATATAATTACAAAAGCATGGCCAAAGCTATAGTAGAAGGTGTATTAAATAAAACTATATCTGTATCAGTACCTGCTCCTATACCAGTACCTAATGAAGAAGTATACTATAGAGCAATTTCAGGAAGCTTTAATAATAAAGAGTATGCACTTAATAGAAAGTCTAAACTAGATAAAGATGGATTTAGTGGTGTATTTTTAGAAGCGTTTGTAAAAGATGAAAAGACATGGTACAGAGTAATAGCAGGATCATTTAAAGATAAGAATTTAGCTGAGCAAAGAGTAAAAAATTTATCTGCTAAAGGATATGATGGTGGTTTTGTAACTGCATTTAGAAAATAAGAAATTACCCGTTCCCCAGTCTTGAAGTGAACAATTTTTAGATAATAAATCAAAGGAGCAGAAGATGTTATGTCAAAAATGCACCCAAAAAGTGATGCAATTTATGACCCTAAAACAGGGGAAATTTTAAAATATTCAGAATTATTAAAAGGAAATAAAGTTGTTATGCCTAGTGGATATTCTATGCATCCACAGTCTGGAACTTTATTAGCATATGATGGAACTGAATTAGATTTAGTAGAATTATTATTAGGTTCTGGAGGCGGTAGCCCAACTAATGCTATGACTAGTGTTAGTATTTCAGCAAGTGGAGATAGTTATGAGTTTAAAAACGCTAGCTCGGCGGTAGTTGGAGTAATTCCGCTTGTAACAGATAAAGATATAGACAATATATTGAATAGCCTAAATTAAAAAAATATAAAAAATGTAAAGTGAGGAAAATTATTATGGCTAAAACAAAAAGAACAGTAGAAGAAGCAGAAGTAGTAGCTGCAGCTGCAGCAAGTAACGATTCTAAATTAATAACTCAAAGTAAATTAAGTTATTTTGCAACAAAATTATGGGCAAAAATAAAAGAAAGATATGATGAAGCCTTTGTTGGTGCGACATTAACTCCAAATTCGAGTGAAGATAAAAAGTTGACCTTTACAAGAAAAAGTGGACAAAATCAACTTGAAATTGATTTGGCATCTTATGCAAGATTAACAGATAAGAATGATTTTAAACAAGATGTGTCAGCAGATAATGTTGCTATAATTGATAATAGAAATATAGGTACAGATTTTGGGGTTGGTAGTAGAGATAGAAGTTTAGGATTTAGGAGGCTGACAACTGATTCATTTTCTGATGGTTATGTAGATCATATCAGAGTTAATATTCCGAATAGTAGTGCTAATACCAGTGCAACTTCTAGATGGTATGTATGGGCAATAAAACAAGGTACAAATGGTAAAATTGGTGATACAGTTACTAAAGTGGTATGTGATAATGTAGAGATTAATGTAGATACTATTAATGAAAATTCACAAGAAAAGAAATTTGTAAGAATTCCTGTTAAAGATTCTTTTGAAAATGGTACTTATTTCATAGTAAGATGCACTACACATGAATTAGAAATTGTAAATAGAATAAATCCAAAGCATTCGGAAGATGTAGTAAATATGAATAAATCTCAACCGCCTATGACTACTGGGACTGTAATAAATTGGACTTCTGGAGATAATGTAACAACAAGCAATACAGTAGTAATGCAATTATTCGGTAGAGAAAGTATTGGTTCGCTATCATTAAAGTTAAAACAAACTCAATCAGATAGCTCACTATATGTAAAACATTCAGAAACAACTGATGGAACAGAACAAGGAGAAAAAGCTGGGAAAGTAGTTAAGTTAGGTGCTGATGGCAAATTAAACTCTAATATGTTGCCATCTATAGCTATTGGAGAGTATTTTGAAATTAGCGAGTTTACTGATAGTGCTTTGCAAGGATTGAATCATTATGAAAATGGAGATACTGTTGTTGTTACAGGTGCAACCGATACAGGGGCTAGGTATCTATGTATTAATAAAGGCGGTAGTAATCTTACTCATTTAACAGACGCGTTTATTAAATTAAATGATAAAAATGGAGTGGTTACAAGTGTTAATGATGTAACTGGAGCTGTAACTTTAAAAATAGAAGCTACAACAGATAAATTACAATTAAAAGTGAATAATGAAATGAAAAGTGAAGTAGAAATAATCACTAATGGCGAAATTGATACAATGATAAATGACCTTAACTAATCATTAAGAAGGGAGAAAGGTGGCTAAATATAGCCACCTTATTTATATATGACAAAATTAATCAATAAGAATAAACTAAATGCTTTTGCTAATAAGTTTTGGGATAAAATTTCCAACAGTTTCGTTAGTAAAACAAAAGAAAATTTAGTTACTGGAAAAACTACATTATTAGACGGTAGATTACTTCATAATGCTTTAAGTGTTGTTAATAATACTAATGCTGTTCATCATATTAGCGAAAATTCTTCCTGGTGTGGTTCTCCTAATCTAACTGTAAGTGCTAATACTAAGATTTCTTATGTTTGTATTGCAGTAAAAGATGATTTAGAGATTGGAACACAATTAAATAATATAAAATTAGCAGCAGTAAAAAGTAGTGATAATCAAGTTTATCGCATACTAACTGTAAATAGTGCATTAGTTGTGAAAAACACACTAGGGCATATAAGTTCAAGTAAAATGATAATGATACCAGTTAATACTGCTTTTGATACACAAGTTTACTTTATAGCTGGTTTCAATGGAATGAAGTGGGGAAATACTCCAAGCGGTAGCAACTGGCCAACAATATGGCCAGAGGGTAGGTCATTCCCAGCGGTAGGAACTACTTTGAGAACAAATCTTACAAATTATATACCGCAATGGTTTGTATTGTCAGAAGAATTAAGTTTAAATGATGTTGTTACTTCTGTTAATACAAAAGCGAGTAAAAACGACTCTAATACTTTTGATAGTACAAATATCTTTAATGCTAATGTTAAACTGAATGATAGTGTAGATATAAAATACAAACATTATATTCAACAATTACTTCTAGATGGTGATACTAAACATGGTAGTGATTGGGCGGTTTATTTCGATAGAAATATATATATTCCAACTGGCTCATATGTTACATATTTAGATATAAGAGTTACAGATGAGGCAAGTGTTGGAAGCGAACTTTCTGATATATACATATATGAAGTTCATAGAGGAGATAGGATAAATAATGATAGCATAGTTAATGTACCATTTAGCAATTCAAGAATTAGAGTATCTGATGTTGCTGGATATGGGAAATGTATTAGAATACAACTTAATAGAACCTTTGAAAGAGATACTTATTATATTTTGGGACAAAAGATGAGTAGTGGGAAGATGCTTATAGCAAATGACACTAAAGGTGACGTAAGACATGCAATCATTAATAATCCTTTTGTGCTTAACCCTAGTTACACTATATCATCTATAGCTAGGAATACAAATTCTAAAACCATTCATAGATACAATATAGAAAGAGTTGGTATATTACAAGATGATATTAATAACATAAATAATGTATTGCCAACTACAGTAAAAAACACAGATGTAGGTAATGAAGCTAACAAGATACCTAGAATAGGTGCAGATGGAAGATTGCCATCAAGCATATTACCACCAGAACAAAATGGTGGAGTTCGTATGGTTAACGGTCGATCTCCTGAATCAAATGGTAATGTTACTGTATTGGCTGAACATATAAAATATGCTAATGGACAAGATACTACTGTTAAGGGAGCTATAGACAATAAAGTTAATGAGGCTGATACAGTAACTTCTTCTCAAGCACATAAGATAGTAAAGCTTGATAGTAACGGTAAAATCAATGATAATATGATGCCTTTAACTGTTGCAAAAAGAATTAACAATCTAGCCGTTAATAACAATGCAGTAACTATATATTCAGATAATATTAACATTTCTAGTAGCGATTCACAAAAAATAAGCGAAGCCTTAGGCGAAAGGGCTCATAAAAATCAAGATAATATATTTACTAAAAGAAATACTTTTAATGATTATAGTCCAACTGTTCATAGACCATTCACTAGAAAACATATCAATAGTGATATTAATCCTGATAATGTAGCAGTATATAATGCTAATACATATTTTGCTCCTCTTAATGAAAAATATACTGAACGCAATAAATATATTACGCATGTTTTGTTGCCGATTAAAGGTGCTAACGTAGGAGATTCAATCAGTATAAATTACTTTATATATAACAATAATGGAACAGTTATTTATCAACAAACTTGGGCAAAAAATTATACTGTAATAGATGAAGAAGTAGCTGGATGTAAGTGTGCAAAAATAGATGTTAATAGAGATTCAGGAAATAATGGAATAGGTTTTGGTTTTGCTGTTTTTACATCTAATGTTGACGGTAGACCTGTGGGGGCAGCTTGTCTTAAATCGGCTGTTGGAGCGAATGTTTCTTGGACAAGTACAACCGGACCAAGAGTAGATCAGAATTTAAATTCTATGTCTAAAACAAAATTTCCTTATAAAATCTGTTATGAAACTACATCAGAAGTGGTTACAAGATTTGAACTAGAGCAAGTTACTCAAATGTACCCTAAAACACTTATAGGTGAATACAAAAACATATCTTATGATGCTGGTGATGTATTAGAAGAAAGTGGACATACATGGATAAAAGCTAATGGACAATCAATATACAAGGAAGATTATCCAGATCTTTATGAAAAATTCAATAGTACGAGAACTATTGACGAGGATATAGAGATTACAATACCTTTGATAGAAAATCAAATAGGATATTATTATATTTGCGCAAAAATAAATTAAAAAAGGAGTAAAATTTATGGAATTAAGTGTTTTAACTGAATTAATAAACTCAGTTGGATTTCCAATCACTATGGCTGGAGTATTCGCCTGGTATATAAATAAAAGAGATAATCAAAGAATAGAAATTGAAAAAGAAACAAAAGCACAAGAGATAGAAGAAAGAAGAAAACTAATAATAACTATAGAAGAGAATAGAATAACTAATCAGGAACTATTAGCTACAAATAAAGAATTATCTGAAACTAATAGACTTTTGTGTTCTGAGATTAATTGTAGAATGAACTTAATAGAAAATACATTATTAGAAATAAATCAGAAAGTGAGTTAAGTGAAAAAAATTAAATTATTTTAAGTTATATAAAAAGTAGTAGGATTCACTTCCTACTACTTTTTATATATAATCATTAGCAACTAAGTAACACCATATCACTCCAGCTACAACTAATATAGTCGGTGCTATTAATAATCCGTATGCTAAATAATTTAAGTTCATAATATCACCTCAATAAATTTATTTCCAAAATTTATAAAAAATATAATAAGATTTCAGATATAATAAGTATTAACTATTTTGTTGATAACTTGCATTTTATTGTTGATAAGTTGTATATTTTTGTTGATAAGTCAGTATTTTCTGTTGAGTCAGCTTTTATAACTGACATATACCTATTAAACTATTGAAAATACTATATGGCATAAAATTAATACTTTTATGTCTTTGTGAAATCAATTTTTTTGTTCATAAATTAATAAATGAATATAATGTATGTGTTTAGATTTATTTTTCATTTATTAATTTATGAAAATAATGTATGTGTTTAGATTTATTTTTCATTTATTAATTTATGAAAATAACGTGCTTAGTAAGACTGTTAACAATTTATTTTATTTTAGTAAATGGTTTTATGTTATAATATTTTTAGAGAAATTATAATCTAAGAGTGATGATTTCTATACAAAAGAAAAAACACCTACTTTCACGAAAGAAAGGAGGTGTAAGTATGGAAATTTTAAAGTTATTATTAAATAACTCTGATGCTATAATCATTAGCATCATCGGAGCATTTATTTATGATAAATTAAAAATCACTCTTACTGGCAATAAGAGTGATTCTAATAAATAAAAACATGTATTTATAGAAATCATACTCTGTTCCATTAGATTATAATTTCTCTTTTTTATTTCTATATTTTTATTATACTACAAAACGTATAAAAATAAACACTATATATTCTAATGTATTTTTTCATATTATTATAATATATTTATACTATTCTTGAGTTTCCGATTTAACAATTGTTATTTTGCCATCTTCACAAACTACATCAATGAACTTATTTTCTTCATCGATTCCTAATTCTCTAACCATTGTTATTGGAAGAGTTAGTTTTGCACTAACTCCACCATTTCCACCTTTATTAAAATTTACTTTTAATCTTTTTTTACTCATTTTTAATCTCCTATAAAAATATTTGTAGAACTATATTTACTATTGCTAATGCAATTGATATTTTTAATAATTTATTTGTATCGTTCATAGTACATTGTGGTATAATGAAAGAAAACTTATATACTTAAGGGCTTTCGCCCCTAAGTATTAGAAAAACTTATCTAGTATAGTATTTACTATGCTAAGTATTTCTATCAAAAGAAGAATTCGAGCCGTCGCAAGTTCTGTGTTCTTCTTTTTTTTCTTTTGTTTTCTTCTATTTGCCACTTTCTTCACCTCCCTTTCTATATTTATATTATAACATAACCGTTACGGTGAGTCAATATATTTCAGTTAAATAATACTATTTTTTTAATAATTTTTATTATTTATAACTCTGCTTATAGTTGCTTTGCTCCAGCCTGTTTCATTCGATATGTAACTATAACTTTTACCTTCATTTTTTAATTTTCTTATTTTATCTATATCCTTATCAGAAATTTGTTTCTGTTTACCTTGAAACTTGATGTTCTTTCTTAAATTATCATTTTCTAAACTTAAAGACTCAATGATCCTATTCTTTTCTTCTAACTGTTTCTCATAATATGAAACCATTTCATTGTATTCTCTGATATATTTACCAGTCCAATTATAATCATCCTTCTTTAGTTTCTTAAGCAATGTAACACCTACTTTCATAGTTTAATATACATAAGAAACATTTCTATATAAGAAACATCTAATCCTTTTTTACAATAGAAAAAGACTAGAATTAATCTAGCCTTTTAAATTTATTACAATATATTGTTGCATCTTTACTTAAACAATAAACCTTACACCTATTTTTACATTCTTCACAAGTCTTGCTTATGTATAATTCATTCTCTAAAATTTCAAAATATAACTGCTCCATATTATAGTGTCCATCCTATGAAGTGTTGTAAAGCCCAATTTACTACTTTTAGCCATGCTATAGTTGTAACACCTATTATAGCCATTGCTGCTAATGAAGCTATACATATTATAACTATTCCAGTAATCGCACCCAATCTACCATGCTCCTTTTCAAGTTGTTCTAATGCTAATATTCCGTTTACTATTAACTGTTCCATTTATATTTTCCTCCTTGAATTTTGCGTCCAAGTGGTATATACTATTACTTGCGAGGGTAAAGGCATATCCATCTTGGATGTGTTCTTTTTTATTATGATTATATTGTCCTAAGTCAGTAGAGTAGTATCTACTGACTTTTTTGTTTTTTAAAATGGTAAATCATCATCTTCTATACCTTCATTATCATCAGTAGCTATTACTTTAGGTTCATCAATATTTGACTCAAACTCTTCGTATTTTTTCTCATCCTTTGATTGATCAATAACTACTGATTTTATACTTACACCTTCAAGAATCATTTCAAGTGCATTTTTGACATTACGAGATTTTCTATTCTTACCATCTTTACAGATATATTCCCACATCTTTCTTTCACTTGGTATATCTGTATCAAAATATAAACTTAGTCTTTCTTTTGCCATTATAACCATCCTTTTGCTTTTGCTAATTTCATATTTCCTTTAACATTACTGTATAGTGGGTTATCTATAAACATGAATTTATTATTATATCTAGTTATTGCAGATTTAAGTGTTATAGATCCGCCACCTGTAAATATGATTTTCTTACCTAATCCAAGTGAGAATTTAACTTCGACTTTTCTCATTAATTCGTTTATAAATTCATCTTCTACACATTCATATTGAGGTATAACATTTCTTTCTATTAAATGCTTTACATTATGAGTTTCTACAAATTCACCTTCGTCATTGTTAAATTTAACTTTAATTCTATCGTAAAAGTTTATCATTCCTATGTTGATAGTATCTGTTTCTTTAACTCTTTTTTTACTATATTCAACAACATTACAAGTTCTACCACCTATATCTACTATCACTATATCTTCTTCTCTTATAGATGCTGGTAGCATATAGTAGCTTGATATTCCTTCGCCAACTACATAAACTTCTTTAATAGTTATTGTTTTAGTAGTATCTGTTGTATAAGTAAATGACTTACCTTTTAATCCTGATATTAATTTTTCTGATTGTCCTAAATTGTTTAATGGTAAACCTAATATTAATCTATATTCATCACCATCAAAAGCTCCTGCTTTATCTAATCCCCAAAGTAAATTTGGTATGTAGTCTTTCTTTGCTTTATTGAACTCTGGATCAAATGATCCTTCCTCATATTCCATTCTATATCTAGTTCCTTGAAACTCTAACACATTAGTTTCGCTTTGGTCAGCATCATCAACTTCTGAAAATGTAGATATAAAATCTATATCTTCTGCTATTTTTATATTGTAGTTACCAAGATCCACAATTTTTGTTTTTAAATTACACATAATTCATATCTCCCTCTGATATACGTTATTATAACGTTTTACTTAACGCTATAATAACATTATAGACTGTTTTTTTAACTAAGTCAATACTTTTTACGTTATTTTTATGTTTTATTTAACGTTATTTTAATGTAAATAAAAAGAGCAGAGGATTTAAACTCTACTCTTACTTTGTCCAAGTGCTTTTTTCTACTAAGAAGTAATTTCGAATTTTATTTTTTTACATTGTTTTTATTCATCATCTTTTATTGCATACTCTTTATGATTATTTTATTTAGATAATAATAGAATTGGTTCAAATAGTATTATCATTAGCTATTTTTTACGATATTACTTAAATTATCTAATTCATTTTTATAGTAGCATCTAGTGATTATTCTTTTTACATCAAGTAAACTTGGTGTATATACTCCATTAGTATCAGTAAAAATTTTTCTTACATCATAAAAATCAATATTAGTTGCATCAGCTTCGATTTCTTCAATCAAATTATGGTAAATTTCATGGTTGTAAACTATAGCCATAACAATATCAAAGTCATTTAATACTAATATATAAAATCTATTGTTTATCAAGTATGATATTAGTTTTGAATTCCCTCTTAATTCAATATCATCAAATAATTCTTGATCATGTATAGATACACCATTAATTGCAAAATATACATCAAAAATTAAATCTTCAAAGTCTAGCATTGTTTTTTTAGTCATAACCCCTCCATATATCACGTATGTTTTTTAAGTCTAAGTAATTTTTAAATAAGTTTTATAAAAGTTATCGATACAACTTTACTTTGTCCAATTAGATGGTATAAAATATCCATTTTCTCTAGCATAATTTAAAACATAATCTTTTTGCTTATCATCATATTCATGCCATGCTCCAAAAACAGCATTATGATATGCTTCTTCACTACGTTCTCTTTTATTTTTAATATTTAAATTTTGTTCATTATTAGTATATTTAATTCCATTTTCTGGATAGTCAAACCAATCTGGATGCAAAGGCAACTTATTTTCTTCTGCATAATCAACTAATATCATTTGTATAGCTACATGTTTTTCTCTAAATTCAAGAGGGTGACTCATATAATACGAATATAAATTATTGTTAGCGTTATTTGCATGTTGTTGATTCATTTTCATTTCTCCTTTCTCACTATATATATTTATTTAAATTTATTTCTTTGCGACTCCTGTAGAAGTTTTTCTAATTCTTCAGGGGTATAGTTTAAAAATGTATTATTTACATTATGTGCTCTATTTGGCTTATAAATAACTTCAGATTGTGTAATTTGATTATTAGCAACTTCAGATTCTTTTGGTGCAAAATTCTTATCATCTTTATATATTTTTTCTAATAAAGAAAAGTATTGTCCACCTTGCTCTACAAATATATCTATAGCTTTTACTAATCTATCTTTATTCCACTTAGAAACCTTATCTCTTTTATTTTTGCTATCTAAAAGTAAATGAGTTTTTGACTCTATAAGTTCTTTATTTGTTTCCACTACAGGAACATTTTGTTCCGACTGCGTAGTAATAGAAATCTCTGTGTTATTCTCTGTGTAGTCTCTGGTATAGTTAGTGACAACTTGGCACTTTGCTTGATGACAACTTGTCACTATGCTTGGTGACAAGTTGTCACTTTGTTGAAATTCCAACGTTTTTTCCTTAGTGACAACTTGGCACTTTGTTGAAATTTCAACGTTTCTTTCATATTCTTCTAATATCTCATCTAACTTATCATAATCTATAGAAACCCAAGTTGTTTTATCATACTTTTTTTTATTGTAATTTCCTCTTATGAATATTCCTTTATCAAATAAATTTACAAATATTCTCATTACAGTTCTTGTACTCCAGAAATCAAAGTTTTCATTTTGCCATTTTTCATATGTATTGTATGTCCAAGTTCTATTATCATATAAATTGATCTTTGCTTTTCTATTTATTTCTAACCAGTAGTGTACTTGTTGAACTACTATAGCTTCGTTTAATCCTAAAACTTTTGCAGCTAATCTGTTTATTGTTATTGGTTCTTCGTTAAATAATAATTTGCTTGAATTCTTCATTGTCAATCTCCTCCTAATTAAAAAAACCTTGATACTCAATATCAAGGTTTAAGAGGACGAATTTAAATACATAAAATTAATATATGTACTTGAAATATTAACGTATATATGCTAATATAATTACATAAATTAAATATGTAAAAAATAAGTCTACTAAAAACTGCTTGATATGGTCAGATATCATGTAGTGACTTATCTAAGGTCTGCAAACCAAGATAAGTCAGTAGGCTTTTTTGATGTTTAATTTTAAGATAATAATAAAACCTTTAAAAGGATTTGTCAAATAAAAAATAAAAATGAAAAATAAAAGGCGTATTTATTCTTTATAAACAAGAGTAGATACGCCTTTTTTGGTTTCACAAACTTTTGAAGTTATATATTGAAAATAATTCCAGTAAATGATATAGTTATGTAGGGAACATATGTTCTTTATATAACTATATTTATTAATAAAAATGCTTAAAAGTATAAAATTTGGAGGAATTATGATAGAAAACGTTAAAACAGAAATGATTAATATTTTTTTAGAAAAATTAATACTTTTAGATAAAATAAATAAACCTAAAATTGAATATTTAAAAGGATATATGGATGCTAAAATAAATGAAAAAGAGGAGAAAAATTAATTCTCCTCTTTTTTGCTTTCAGATATAAATGCATCTAACATAATATTCATTTTTTTCTGATCATCTTCACTTAATAAACTAAATTTTCTTAATAATTCTTTAATATGATCAGGAGCAGATATATCCTTTGTTATATCTTGGAACATACTACCTTTTCCAGAACGTAACCATTCCTCATTGACATTGAACTCATTACAAATATTTTTTATAGATCTATCTGTAATACTCCTTCTACCTTTTTCTAGTGAAGATATATGATCTTGAGATAGAAAAATTTTACTTCCAAAATCTTTTTGAGATAGCCCAAGATGATTTCTTAATTCTTTTAATCTAGTGTTCAAAATAATCACCTCATGACATATTATATAGCAAGAAATATGTCATTGCAATATAATAAAAATAAAAATTATGTCAAAAAAGAAAAATATTGACAAAATATGACAAAGACATATATAATTTATGTCAAAGACATGAAAAATAGGAGGGATAATATGACAAGTGAAGAAGTTGAATCTCTTTCTAGGAAGTTGGCTTACCTAGAAAAAATAAATCCGTTAAAATTTGAAAATTTTAAAGGTCGTTTAGAAGCATTATACGAAATGGAAATTGAAAAAGATACTGAATATATAACAGATAAAAATTAAAAAAGGTGTGATATTAACTAAAAATAATACACCCCAAAAAACTTAATAGATACAAGTCTTTTAAATGGTTCGGTGAGCCTTTTAACGGACTTGTACTAAGTATTAAAGTTTGAGTAAGAAATAATAAAAAGAGGTAGCTAGAATGTCAGTTAAAAAAAGTCAAAGGAGAAAGAAAAATCTATATACAGAAGTTGATTTTGAAAACTTAATAGATGCAATGATGGAGCATCAAGTAACTATAGATAGTGAAGTTGTAAGTCTAAACAATATAGATCAAATACTAGATGCAAGAAGTAATTGTATATATGAAACAAAAACAATAACATCAGGACCAATAAGAGAACTTGAAATGTACCCAGTATTCCTAAAAAAAGATATACCTGAAGAATTTAGAATTAAAACTACTAAGAAGGCTCAAAAGAATCTCAATAATAAAAATGCAGTTAAGCACTTCATAAGAAAAGTAAATGCTAACTTTGGAAAAGGTGATTATTATTTAACTCTTAACTACAGAAATGATAATAGACCTAAAAGTTATGAAGAAGCTAAAAAGCACGTAAGAGCATACATAAACAAACTTAACTATGAATACATGAAACTTCAAGTACACCAAGAAGGAAAAAAGTTATCGCACAAAATAAATAAGAAAAAGTACAAGAAAATTAAGTATATGTATGTAATTGAGATTTCAAAAGAAGGCAAAGGAAAATATCATGTACATATGATTATGAGTTCTGAATTATCAATGGATCAAGTTGAAAACTGCTGGAAGTATGGAAGAAGAAATAATATAAGACGAATAGATCCTGATGAAAAACATTTAACTGACTTAGCTAACTACCTATCGAAAGACCCAAAAGGAAAAAAACGTTGGGGATGTAGTCAAGGATTAAAAGAGCCTATTATAACTACATCTAAAAAAGTATCAAAGAAAAAAATATTCAAGATGGAAAGTGATCATAACTTAATTGAAAAAGAAATGGAAAAATTAAATCCTGGATATAAAGTTGTTGGATTTAGAGCAACAAGAAATAAATGGACAGGGATGCCTTATATCCACGTTATGATGCGAAAAATAAATTGATATAAATAACAAAATATGAGAGGGAAATATGACGAAAAATAAATGCGAAAAGTTTAGATTGTCAGAAGATGGCTTCTGTGAAAATTATATAGGAAATAAAGAGCATAAATCGGCTTGTAGAAACAAATGTAAAGTATTTAATACAAATATTCAAAGCGACACTAGAAAAGCCTTAGACGCTCAAATAATAGGTATAGAAGTTCCATATGAAACTTTAGGTTATTAAATATGAAAAATAATGAATTAATAGTATTTACAATGTCTTGTAAATGTTGTGATGATAAGCAAAATATATTAGTTGATAAAGATAAAGCATCAAAGCTAGAAAAAATAAAAAATAAAATAATATGTGATAAGTGCATAGAGAGTAGGAAAAAGAATGTCAATTATTGAGGGCAAAGAGGAAATTATAAAAATAGCTCATAGGATAGCTAAAGAAATGGGAATAGAAAAACATGAAATACAACATTCAGATAAATGTTATGACATATATATACTAGCTGTTAGAGAATATGACTCAAGAAAAAATAAGGAAGTATGAGAGCATGGAAAATTTAAAGATTAAAATGTTGAGAATAAAATTGAATATGTTAATCGAAAAGTATGGTCTTACGCACCCAAAAGTTATTGAGTGCAGCAAAGAGTTGGATAATCTTATATTGAATCAACAAATAATAAAATTAAATGAATACAAGGGGACAAAAAATGAATGCAATACAAGTAATAGATGAAAGAGAAGTATTAGGATTTCAAGTTAAAACATATGGAGATATGGAAAATCCATTATTTCTTGCAAAAGACGTAGCAGAATGGATAGAACATAGCGATGTATCAATGATGTTAAGGAAAGTAGATGAAGATGAAAAGCTGATACAAACATTATTTGTATCAGGTCAAAATAGAGAAATGTGGTTTCTATCAGAGGATGGATTATATGAAGTCCTGATGCAAAGTAGAAAACCAATTGCTAAACAATTTAAGAAGAAAGTTAAGACATTGTTAAAAGAT